CAGCGAAGGAGTACGCGGCAACAACCCGTGCTAAACGCAAGGCAACTAAGGCTGGTAAGCAAGTCTCCAAACAGCCCAAGAAAATCGCTAAAAAAGTACGTCGTCATAGAAAAGTAAGCTGATGTCAATCACCTCGTACCCAAATGTTATAAAATTCGGCGATGGTGTAGGTTCGTTTCCCTACTTTATTCAGGTATCTCGTGGGCTGGTTGACGGACACAAGCGAGTATTCAAGTTTGGCTTTAATAATGATATTGATGATGCCACTGAAGATATTTGGGATGTAGGTGGCACATACACGTATCAAAGTAGCGCACTGGCAATGACAGTCACGAGTGGTGGTGGTGCTACAGATAATGGTGTTCAGGTTACTGTGCAGGGTTTGGATGCAAATTACGATGAAGTAAGTGAAACAGTTACTTTAGCAGGTTCAGGTACTGCCACAACTACCCAGACATACTTGCGCGTATTTCGTGCTTTTGTTGCTGGGTCACAAGAACCTACAGGCGACATTGACATTGATAATGGTGGCACTACATATGCTCGTATTCAAGATGGTGAAAACCAAACCCTGATGGCACTGTGGACTGTACCTGCAGGTTATACTGCCTATCTTTTACAGACAGATGTAACAGCCTTTACAGAACAAAACAACAAGTTTGCCACTGTCCATGTTCAAATCCGTGAATTAAACGGTGTGTTTAGAACGCAGGATAAGTTTGCGATTGTAGAGTCTACGCACCATCAAGAATATATTGCACCTATTCCTATCCCAGAAAAAACAGACATTAGAGTACGTGCAATAGCTTCTAGTTCAAACGCCAATCTTGAAGTTTCTGCTGGTCTTGACATTATCTACATAGAGAACTAGGGTATGGAAGTTCGCAAAAAACGTACTCTCGCTGCAGAGTTGACAACATCGAACGCAGATATCTACACTGTTCCCCCCAGACACAGTGCGGATATATACAGTATCTATATCAACAACGCAACCGGTTCTGCTGTAACATTTAGCTTAGATTGGTACGATTCGGCAAGTACAACGTTTTACACTCTTGCAGAAACGGTACGTTTGGAACCTAACTCACTCTTACAGATTACTGACTATCCTGTCTTTTTAAAGAAGAACGACAAACTACGCGGCCTTGCAAGTGCAAGTAGTGCCGTAAACATATCAATAGCCGTAGAAGAGTATTACGACACTTCGGCCTTGTAAACTGCCCTAAAGGAGAAACCTCATGGCAATCACAACTGCAATGTGTACCAGCTTTAAGTCTGAACTTCTGGGCGGCACACATGACCTAGACACCGACTCCCTGAAACTTGCTCTTATCAAAGACAGCCCAACAGGTACGTACGGTGCTGCAACAACAAACTATTCAGACGTAACTGGCAATTCTGACGAAGCAACAGGTACTAACTACACTGCTGGAGGTCAAGTTCTCGACGGTGCTACTATCTCTACTGATGGTACTACTGCAATCGTTGACTTCACTGACGAAGTATTTAGCAACGTAACCCTGTCTGCTGACGGTTGTATCATCTACAACACCGCTGCATCCAACGCTGCTATCTGCGTTATTGACTTTGGCGGAACAGTTAGTGCTACTGCTGGTGACTTTACCGTAGAATTTCCTGCGGCTGACGCGAGTAACGCTGTTATTCGGATAGCCTAACATGGCTACAATTACCTACACTGTTACCGTAGCAGATTCGGGTTCGGGTAACGTCTTTTATATAGACGGTTCTCCTAATCCTACGTTAAATTTCAGTAGAGGTAATACGTACGTTTTTGACGTATCTGACAGTAGCAACTCCGGCCATCCGTTACGATTTAAAACTGGCGCGGGTGCTATTTACAACACTGATGTTAGCGTAACCAACGTAGAAGGTACGTCTGGGGCTGAAGTACAGATAATCATAGGTGCTTCTACACCAGAATCTTTAAGGTACTACTGTACTGTTCATGGAAACAGCATGGGTAACACCATCAGTGTTCCTGCTGATAACGCCTTTGTTGCACTGTACGGCACAGGTGAGTATGGTAAAGCTGTGTACGGCGTAGTTCCACGTCGGGCTACTTTGACGGGTGTAGCAGCTACGGGTGCGATTGCTCCTGTTGCAGTCAACGGTCTCGAACTGGATATTTCCGAAAACCTTGCAAGCGTATCCGCTACAGGTCAAATTGGAACTGTCAAACCAAACATTACTAAAGCTGTTTCTGGTGTTACTGGTACAGGTGCAGTAAATACAGTACAGGTGAACGTAGGCGCAGGGCTTACTGGTGTGGTAGGAACGGGTGCGATAGGGGTGCCGTCGGCACGTTCTGTTGTAACGGTATCTGTTTCTGGCGTTAGTGCCACAGGGCAGGTTAACACGCTGTTCGAAAACGTTTCAGAAAACTTACTGAGCGTTTCTGCAACAGGTTCGATTGGTACTCTTACTACCACAGGTCAAACACAAGTATTTGTGCCGTCTCAATACAGCAAAACTCGTTCCTTCCGTCTCATACCATCCCAAGCAAGAAGAGTTGCATAATGTCTATTAAGTGGAAAGACAAAGACCCAAATGATGTAGTTGACTACTCCATAGATTGGCAGACTATCCTTGAAGGGTTGACCATATCTACCATTGAGTGGAAGATTGAAGATGCGAACGGCACACTGCAAACATGGACACAGGGACAAATTGTTAACGGTCTGCAGTACATAAGCAGCACAAACACGGACACAGTAGCTACTTTGTATCTGGGTTTGGGTACAGCGTTTACCACATACTATATTACGTGCCGCATGACCACCTCAACCAACACAGTATTTGAGCAAGAAACACGTCTTCGTGTCGTGGAGAAAAACTGATGGCGTATGATTTCTTAGGTTTAACAAATGACATTTGCCGCAGACTTAACGAAACAGAACTGACGGCTGCAAACTTTCCGACTGCAACAGGGGTTTACTCCCAGATAAAAGACGCTGTAAATGCTGCTATACGTGATATCAATCAGTCTCATTTTTCGTGGCCTTTTAATCACAACTACGATACCATCACCCTATCTCCGGGGAATATGCGATATCCTCTTCCTAGCAATGCAAAGTACGTGGACTTCGATACGGTACGTTTGGAACGCACGACCACGCCTTTAGTTGCAACAGCATCCCGCCTCACCCAGCTTTCGTACGACGAATACATTCAGAAGTATGTAGACGAGGAGTACAAAACAGCGGCAGAGGGCAGCGAACCACGCTACGTTGTACGTTCGCAGGATAACGATATTATTTTCGTACCTTCTCCAGACGCTGCGTACGAAATTAAGTACGAATACTACATGTATCCAAACGACCTTATCAACGACGTAGACGTACCGACCATACCTTTTCGCTATCGTCATGTGATTGTTGACGGGGGTATGTACTACGCATATATGTTCAGAGACAATATGGAATCCGCACGAGTGTCATACAACAAGTTTGAAGAGGGTATGAAACGTATGCGAGTAACTAACGTAAACGAAAACGTGTACGCAAAGGCTTTATAATGCCAGACCGCTGGAATACCTACCCCTTCGAGTTGAAGGGGGGCTTGATAACCAACCTTTCTCCGTTGCAGCATGGGCTTACGGCTCCGGGTTCTGCGCGTATCCTGCGTAATTTCGAACCTTCTATCTTTGGGGGTTACCGCAGGATTGAAGGGTATTCTAAGCACGATACAAATGCGCTTACGAACACAGGTGTGGTTAGAGGTCTTCTTCGCTATCGTGATAATGTGTATGCAGCGCGAGATAACGACATATTTTTTTCCGGGGGAAGCGGCTGGACAAAGATTACCAATAACGCCACATACAATAGTGCAGGTGTAAATATAGGTTCAGGTTCAAGTAAGGTACGTTTTCTCAAGTACGATTTTGACGGCACAGAGAAGTTCTTAGTAGTTGATGGCGACAGCGGCAACAAGCCTTTTCGCTTTGACAACACCACGTTTGAGGAACTAACCTCACTTTCTGACGATACTCTGGGATGCTCCCATGTAACGAATTTTAAGAACCATATTTTTCTTGCAAGCGGCAAAAACCTTATTTTCTCTGCACCATACGATGATGAAGACTTTACAAGTGCATCTGGTGGTGGTATAATAAACGTAGGTGACAACGTAACCGGTCTAATTGTGTTTCGTGACCAGTTGATTATCTTCAGTGAATCGAAGATAAATCGCCTAGTAGGTAACAGTGTTGGAGACTTTGCACTGCAACCTGTATCTCAAGATTTAGGATGTGTAGCATCCGATACAATTCAGGAGATTGGCGGAGACGTACTCTTTTTAGGTCCAGACGGCATCCGTTCGTTTTCATCTACAGACAGAATTGGTGACTTTAGCTTGGCTGTAATATCCAAGCCAATCCAGACAGAGGTTTTGGATTTGATTTCTAGCAGTTCGTCCTTTACGAGCGTGATGATACGAGAGAAGAGTCAGTATAGAATTTTAGGATACAACGCAGCATACCAGCCTTCTGCGTCGAAATCCATAGCCGGAACGCAGCTTCAAGAGGGTTTATCTTGGAATGACTTGCGTGGCTTCAAAGCGTATGTTTCGTACAGCGAGTACGATGGCAACGCTGAGTTTGTGTACTTTGCGAACGACGATGGATACGTTTATCGCATGGAACAGGGAAATACATTTGATGGGACAAACATTGTT